GAAAGGCAAAATGCAATGAATTATATTGACCTTTACAAGCAATCAGTACCAGACAAACAATTCCGTAAAAACCCAGAAACCTTTTTAAACAACAAATCTTGGAACGATGAAATCATTAACCGAAGTATTACCCCAATCCATAAACTCTCTTACGCAGAACGAGAGGCTAATGCACTTAGAAGTCTATAACAAACTTGAACCAGATGAATTAAAGGTTGTGGTTGCTTTAGATACAATGAGTGTTAGCAGATGCTCACCTATTGAGGTAAAAGAGCATTTAAAAACCTGTATTGCTTTAAGCGGATGTCAAACACCTACAATAGAGTTATTTCAGTTCTTATGTGAATTTGTTATAAAGAATTACGGCAACTTTAAACTAAAGGAACTTGGAGTGGCTTTTGAACTTTACGCAATGGGGAAATTATCAGTTGATAAAGCGATTATGTTTACACCTAAATTCTTTGGGGATGTAATGGCAGCTTATAAGCCGATAGCTTTGCAAGTAAGACAAAAGACCTATGTAGAACCGCAACCAGTAGAGATACCTAAAATCCAAGATGATGAAATTATTGAGGCATTGTACGAAAATTGGGATAAGTCTGCTAAAAGAGGATGGGAGTTGCTAAATACAATGGCTTTTGATGTACTATGGAAACGAAAGGAATTAAACAAGGAAAATTTAAGTCCAGAGAAAGCAGATCAAATAAAGAAAAAGATAATAGCACATTACAAGGTAACTGCTAAAACACCTAAAGACTTAGAGAAATTAAATAATGAAATATTTATCAAAAACGAGTGCAAAAGATATACTTTGTACCTATTTTTACAAAACCAACTATGAAACAATTAACATTTATTTATGAATTGCTAAAGTTTATGCTGATTAGCGTTCCTTTAGCTTCTTGCATTTATATAACCGCACATCTATATTTTGAAATAAAAAGATTATGCTTAAAATATTTATAACCATAGCTATTTGGGAACTATTAAAACAACTTTATTACAAACTAATAAACCGATGACAGGAATAGACAACAACATTGAAGTAAGACTGATTTACTTAGATACAAAAGAAGAAATAGAATTTAGATCAATAGCAAAAGCAGTTAGGTTTTTACATACTGATTACAAAACGATTATGGCTTATATGAACCCAATAAATAAAAAACGATACAAGCATAATGACCGACTTTGTGTTGTTAGATTGAAAAAGTAACCCTAATTTTGCTTTATGCCATTGATACCTTTACCCAAGTTGTTAGAAAAGACCCAAAAGGTAGTTAATGCTTACATAAGGAAACGAGATGAAGGATTGCCTTGTATTAGTTGCGGAAGCTATAATGGTAATCAAGCTGGACACTACTTTACAGTTAAAGGGTATTCGGCTTTAAGGTTTAACGAATGGAATATACACTTGCAATGTGCTGGATGCAATATGTTTAAGCACGGCAACCAAGCAATGTACCGAATTGGCTTAGTAGAACGAATAGGGGAAAAAGCGGTTAAAGAATTGGAGTTTGAGGCGGTTAACAATAGGCTAAAGAAATGGACAAGAACTGAATTAAACGAATTAATTGACAGATACAAGTAACATATTTGAAACGTGCAAAGAGCAAGAAATAGCTGGTTATCCTTGCTATGTTTTTGACATTGATGGAACTACGCACTATGTATTTGGCGAAACACAAGAACAAAGATTTGATTTTATGGCAGATTTAATAAATAAATATGGCGAAAGTAAGCAGCAATAACAAAGTCAGCTTTGGCAAAAGAAAGTGTGGCAAGTACAAAAAGACATCTGGTCCAAAGGACAAGGCAGTTAAACCTTATAACAGACAAGGGCGATGAAAGACACATACGGAAAGAAACTTTACACGTGTAAATGCGGTTCAGTTACCGAAGGCTATGTTTGGTTTGGTAAGATAAAAGAAACCCAATTTGAATGTACCAAGTGTGGAAAATGGGTAGGTTATGACAATTTAGAAAAGAAAGTAGATAGTATAATATCAATACGAACACCAACAAAAAACAGATAATGAACATCAACGAAATCAAACCTAACACAAACAATCCAAGAATTATTAAAGATGACAAGTTTAAGAAGCTGGTTAAGTCAATCCAAGACTTTCCACAGATGCTTGAACTTAGACCAATAGTAATAGATGAGAACAATATTGTATTAGGTGGAAATATGAGGCTTAAGGCTTGTATTGAAGCTGGGCTTACGGATGTACCTGTAAAACAAGCAAAAGAACTAACCGAAGAACAAAAGAAGGAATTTATTGTAAAGGATAACGTAGGTTACGGAGAGTGGGATTGGGATGACTTAGCTAATAATTGGGATGAGCAATTACTTACCGAATGGGGTCTTGATATACCAAACTTTGATGCAAACGTATTAGAAGCAGAAGAAGATGGATTTAGTGCGCCAGAAGGCGGAACAGAAACGGACATAGTATTAGGCGATTTATTTGAGATAGGCGAACACAGATTACTTTGTGGGGATAGTACAGATAGCGACCAAGTTTCAAAGCTAATGAACGGACAAAAGGCTGATATGGTATTTACCGACCCTCCTTATGGAATCTCACATAGTGGTAAAGGAATAAAGGGTAATGCTAAAGAAAATGATTTTGGTGAGATATTAGGAGATAATGATGTAACAGTTGCAATAGATGCTTTTAATTTGTGTCAATCTTTATTTAGTGATGCGACAATGATATTTTGGGGAGCAAATTATTATTCATCTTGTTTGCCTAATGGATTTGGTTGGTTAGTTTGGGATAAGCAAAGAGAAGGAGATACTTTTAGTGGTGCAGAATTAGCTTTCGTAAATAAAGGAGTTAAAGTAGATGTATATAGACATCAATGGCACGGAATGATAAAAGGTAGTGAAATGGGTGAAAAAAGAGTACATCCAACACAAAAACCAATTGCATTAGTAGAATGGTCATTTACTAATTACAAAGCACAAGATAATATCTTAGATTTATTTTTAGGTTCTGGAACTACAATGGTTGCAAGTCATAATACAAAACGCAAATGTTATGGTATGGAGTTAGACCCAAAATACTGCCAAGTGATTGTAGATAGAATGAAAAAACTTGACCCAACCTTGATAATCAAGAAGAACGGAGTAACTTTGTAAAATAGTGAAACAAATGTGAAATTATGGCAAATGAACAGAATTTAACCCCATTTAAGAAAGGACAAGTAGCAAACCCTAACGGCAGACCTAAAGGTGTTCCTAATAGCAAGACAAGGCTTTTGCGTTTATTAGAGTTGGTTACTAAGGTGCGAAATCCAGTTACAGGCGAAGATGAGGAGTTTACAATAGCGGAGCAATTAGATATGCAGATCATAGCAAAGGCGAGAAAGGGCGATTTAAAGGCTTACGAAATACTATTAGATAGATTAGAGGGCAGACCTAAACAAACAACCGACATAACCGCCGACATAAAGGGTAATGTGCAAATCACAATAGAACCAGATGCAGATTGTCAACCAATTAAAGATTAAGGCTACACCTGTATTCTATGCGAATAAAAAGGCATACGAGGAAGGTTATCCAATAATATGCAATGAAGGTGGGTCAAGGTCAAGTAAAAGCTATTCAGTTGTTCAGTTGTTAATTCACATTGCTTTAACCAAGCCTAATACAAGAATTTCGTGCGTATCTCATTCCTTACCACATATTAAGCGTGGAGTTTATAGGGATTTCAAAAACATATTAGAGCAATGGAATATTTGGGATGAAAAGGATTTCCGATATACCGATTTCATTTATACGTTTAAGAACGGCTCTTACATTGAGTTATTTGGATTAGAGGACCCTGACAAAGCTAAAGGACCAGCAAGGGATATATTATTCGTAAACGAGGCAAACCTAATTAGCAAGGCTTTGTTTGACCAGCTTTTAATTCGTACTACTGGACAATCATTTTTAGACTGGAATCCAGCAGACTTTATTTCTTGGGTGTATGAAATAGCCGATAATCCTAATAACAAGCGCATACATTCTACCTACCTAAACAATATTTCAAACCTAAGCGAAAGCCAAATAAGAAACATTGAGCAATACAAAGATTTACCAGATGACTTTATGTGGAAGGTTTACGGATTAGGGGAACGAGGCTCTGCAAAGGAAATTATATACACTCAATGGAAACAATACGATGAAGCACCAGATGGGGATGTGTTTTATGGATTGGACTTTGGTTACGTTCACCCAGCTGCACTTATAAAGGTTACACACTACGAAGGACAAAACTACTTTGAGGAAATAGTTTATCAAAGCGGACTTACTCTTAGCGACCTATCAAGATTGATTAAGGAAAAGCTACCAGAACGAGCAACAATCTATGCGGATGCTGCCGAACCTAAATCTATTGAGGAACTTTACCGACAAGGCTTTAATATCAAACCAGCACAAAAGGATGTATGGGCAGGAATAGTTAAAATGAAATCTTATCCAATAAACTTGCACTACAATAGCAAAAACCTAAGAAGGGAGTTTATGTCTTACAAATGGAAAAAGGATAAAAACGATAACGTAATAGAAGAACCTGTAAAGGCAAACGATGACTTGATGGATGCTTGTAGATATGCCGTGTTTACGCATTTAACCAAGCTAAAATTTGAGGTGTCGGTATTTTAGGATAAATTGTCTAACTTTGTTAAAATTCATATATAATGGGATTACTTGACTTTTTTGGTAAAAGACAAAAACTATCTACTGTACTACCACAAATTCCTTTTAACGGACAAGTTGCAATACAACAAGGGATAATAACTTGGCAAGGTGGCGATAACATTAGCTTTGTTAATGATGGTTATTCAGCAAATGATATAGTTTATTCAATTGTGAAATTAATTGCGGATAAAGCAAAACTTGCTCCATTCCACGTTTATAGAGTGGTTGATGAAACTTCTGCAAAGAAATACAAAGCGTTAATGAGCCAACCAGATAAGATTGAGAACTGGAAGGATGTTGAAAAGCTACATAAGAAAGCATTTGAACTATATACAGGTGATGCACGATTAAACGAGTTATTAAAATACCCTAACGAGGAAGATACATTTGGCGATTTCGTTGAGGCTTGGTGTACTTTTAAATTAGTTACAGGTAATTCATTTGTTTACGCAAAGATGATTGAAGGTGGAAACAATGATGGTAAGCCGTATGAGTTGTACGTGCTTCCTTCGCAGTATATGTACGTGTTAGCGGACATTCAAAACTTCCCTCCAACGATTAGCGGATACCAATTGAACTATGGTCCACTTTGGAACTTTACTAAACAAGAAGTATTACAAGATAAATACATAAACTTACAATGGAATACAACTGGGAATCAACTATATGGTCAATCACCATTGATGGCTGCTGCGAGAAACTTGACTCGTTCAAACGAAGCCAAGACTGCGGCGGTTGCTTCTTTCCAGAATGGTGGTCCAGCTGGAGTTCTTTTTATGAATGATGATAGGTTTGACCCTATTAGTGGAACACAACAAGCACAAGCACTTAAGAGAGCAGTAAGTGAAAAAGGTGGTTCTGCTAACTTTAATTCTATTGCAGTAAGTGGTTACAAAGTTGACTGGAAACAAATTGGATTAAGTCCTGTTGAATTAGATATTATTGAAAGTGAGAAATGGGATATGAAAGCACTTTGTAATATTTATGGAGTACCATCTCAATTATTAAATGATGCTGACAACAAGACTTACAACAACCAAAGAGAAGGTGAAAAAGCATTGACAGTTCGTTGTGCGATTCCTTTGTTAGTAGGTATTAGGGATAACTTAAATCGTAAACTACATTCTGATTGGGGTTATCGTGGAACTGATATTTATGTTGACTTTGACCCAACTGTTTATAGCGAATTAGAAGCAAATAAATCGGAGCAAGTTGAATGGTTAGATAAAGCGTGGTGGATTGCACCTAAGCAAAAGATGGATATAATGGGATTAGAGATTCCAGATTACGTTGACCAAGCTGAAATGGAAAAATTATATATTCCGTCAAGTTTACAAAGTCCAGATGAGTTCCAACCATTAACAATACCAGAATAATGATTTGGCAAGATTATAGGAAACTATACTTAAACGCAATAAAAACCTACTCACCTAAGTTCAAGAAAGAACTACA